GCATATCTTTATCTGACGTCGTGTTCGAGCGGAACTGCTCGCTGATCATCGCCAAATATGCCTGTTCATCTCCCGGTACGACCGGAGCAAGTGCTGTGTTTTCCATTTAGGAAACCCCCAGATTTAGTGTGAAGATATAGTTATACGAATCTCGCATAAGTTGTCAACTCATTTCGAGCCAGTTGTTACCTTTTTTGTGTTCGATCTCCAGCGGCACCGTCATCTCAATATCGTAAAAGTCTGATATCAATTTGTTGATGCTGTCTGTCGACAGAACTTCGTCCAGCATTTCAGATATTTGCGTAACCTCATCGGCGGGACAATCGATCAGCACGCTGTCGTGTACGGTGTTGACGATCTTGCTGGCGAAACCACGATGAATCATATTTTTACGCAAGTGTACAATGCACAGTGGAACAAGGTCCGCTGTAGCGAAAGATTGAACAGGGTAGTTTTTTATCTTGGTCGAACCGGTTGCTCCTCCGGTCCTTGTACGGGTTGTGCCCTCGAAGTTGAACTCCCGGCCCGAAGGCAGCCGGAT